TGCTCTTCTTGCACATTTAAAATGGCAGAAGGTATATTGGAATATTCCAAATAATTTATTATAATAAATAAAAAGTTATGTTAGAAGCAGAAAAAATTAAATCCAACTGGGATGAATATAGAAATAGAGTTAATACTTTATTTCCAGATAGGGCAGAAAAATTAAATAAATTATATGATGAGTATGAAGACAGGATCATAATGATGCCAGCTTCTTCAGTTGCTCATTATCATAATGCATTCGCTGGAGGATATATTGATCATGTACTGAGAGTTATGGATTGTACAGAAAAATTGTATAATTCTTGGGAAAGTATGGGATCTGATATGTCTGGCTACGAATATAATGAGATGATGTTTGCAGCAATGCATCATGATTTAGGCAAATGTGGATTTCCTGGTAAAGGAAGAGAAGTATATCAAGTAGAAACGTCTGACTGGCATAGAAAGAATATGGGAAGAATGTATAAGCATAATGAAAATATACCTTTCACAATGGTACCAGATCTTTCAATATATTTACTTCAAAAATATCAAGTTCAAATGTCTTGGAATGAATATCAAGCTATTAGAATACATGATGGTATATATGATGATGCTAATAAACCATATTTTATTGCAAGATCAGCACAAGCTAAATTAAAAACTAATTTGCCTTTGCTATTACATCATGCAGATCATATGGCATCTCAAATAGAATATGAAAGATGGAGATCGTATAAAAATAATTCTCCTAACCCAGTTAGTGCTAAAACAAAAGCTACTAAAAAAACAGCTATTAAAAATTTAGCAGAACAAAATCCAGAAATTGATAAATCAATAACAGATATATTTAAAACATTTAACGACTAAATCATGGAAATAATAACAATTATATTAATGTCAGGATCTCTTATATATTTTGTATGGAGAGCATTGTCATTAGCCGATAAAGTTGCAGATCAAGAAGAATATATCGAAGAATTAGAAGAAATGTCTCAATATATGTATAATCAAATTGAAAATTCATATACCGCATTAAATAATATAGACAGTAGAGGAGCATTCGAAGCAGATGACGAAACAGGTACTGTATTTAGTCAATTAAAACAAGTAGTAACAAATTTACAGGAAGAATTTAATGCCAAGGAAAAAGAAAGCAAGTAATAGATATTGGACAAAAATAACTGAATATTCAATATCCGCATATAATAGATGTACAGATAATCAAGTATTAAAAGAACGAATTTATAGAAGATTTATATTTCCTGCTTATATGAAATTGGCAGAAAATTTAATTAATAAAATGAAATGTGATTATATCGATTCATCTTTTAAAGATTTACAAACTGATTTGGTTACTTATTTAACAATGAGGCTAGATAAATTTAATCCAGAGCACGGTAAAGCATATTCATATTATACTAGAACGTCATTTAATTATTTAATTGCAGAAAATCAAAAAGGTTATGCAAAATTGAAAAAAATGACAGAGCCAATTAATGTTGACGAACAACGTAACGTGCAAACTGAAATGCATAATGACGAAATGAAGGAAACATTAAAAATATTCATGGATTCATATATACAATATTGTTATGACAATATTAATTTTATTTTTTCAAATCAATCTGACATACATGTTGCTGACTCAATTCTTCATATATTTGAGAATAGAGAAAATATAGAGCAGTATAACAAAAAAGCTTTATATGTCTTTATACGTGAGCGTACGGGGCTACAAACGAATAATATAACTAGAGTTATTAAGGTTTTAAAACAAATATATTCTGAAAAGTTTCTTGAATATGAACAAACCGAATTTGTGAATTTACCCTTTTGATATTTATTATTAAAAGGTCTTATTATGGATATTAAAGAAGAATTATTTAAAGGAACAAGCTTTGCTGACTTAATGTCTGATGTTTATCACAATTCAAAAAAGAAAGATAGACAAATAAATCAACTTATAGCACAATTACAGCCTCTCATAAGAAACGCATCTGATGCCACTATTATAGTACCATTAATTAAAGAATACCTAGACGTCGCAGTAAAAAATGATGATCACCTAGTAAAATTAACTGCTATTACACAACGTTATATTTCAACCACCCAAACTATATCTGGAGAATCATCTTTATTAAGTGATGATGAAAAACAACAATTGTTGGAGATGGCTAGTAAAGATTTCGAAGAAGAGTTATCTAATGAAATTGATGAAATCGATCAAGAAGCTAAAGAAATTAAAGAAAAAATATCAAATGTAAAATCTACTTTGGAGAATAATAATGTCATTAAATAATACAGTTACATTTAAATTTGCCGAAGTAGTTAATACATATGAAGATACTTATAAGTATTCAGAAGAACATGTTGATAATCTATTTAAAATTGATGTTCAAACATATGGAGAGTTGGATTCTAGAATTTTATCAGCCCGGCCGGCAAATCCTAATATAAAACAAATTCCATTAATTGGAGAGCATGTTATTATATTTAGTGCATTACAACAAGAGTCTACCGGTAGTAAAAGAAAAATTCAATGGTACTATTTACCAGCTTATACTATACAATCAGCTATAAATAATAATGCACTACCAGGTATATCTCGTATAAGGGGCGATCAAGAAAATGAAGAGTCAGTATATGATCAAGCTTTAGGAAAAACGTTTGAAGAAAAAAGAATATCACCATTACAACCATATGAAGGAGATATTTTATTTGAAGGCAGATTTAGTAATAGTATTAGATTAAGTAGTACAGTTACTAAGAATAATTATACAATAGCTCCTTCTTGGTCCGGAGATACAAATGGAGATCCTATTATTATTATTTCAAATGGACGTAAAGATAAAGCTAATAAACAATTTATAGTAGAATCATTTGATTCTGATCAATCATCTATATACTTAACATCAACACAAAAAATTAATACTTTATCGTTATCGACTGGATTAACAAAATCTAGGTCATTAACTGATTTTAATAATTCTCAATTAATTGGGGACGCTCATCGTATTATATTACGTGCAAAATCAGATTCAATTATATTAGATACTCCTAATAGAATAACATTAAATACACCGGATTTACGAATTGGATCTGAATCTGCAAAACATCCTTTAGTAAAAGGTGACGAATTAAAAAATATCTTAGCTGAATTAATTAATATTATATCTGCAGGTGTAGTTTATGCACCAGCTGGAATTGTATCAACTCCAATAGAATACAATAAATTATTACAGTTACGAGAAAAACTAGGAAATATTAATAGTAGTAATCATTATTTGGATAAATAACATGTTAACTCCACCATTAAATAAAATACCAATAATACCAGATCAATTAGTAAATATAATTGATGATCAAATTATTAAATTATTAGATAATATTACATTTAATGTAACTATAGCAATTCAAGAAGCTATATCATTACCTGATGATATAAAATGTGATGATCCTAGGATAGAAGCATTAAGAAAAAGAATTGAACAAGTAAATAATTTAATAACAAAATTACAAAAAATTATACCAATCATTGATAAGATAACAACTGGGTTACAAACTATTGTAGGAATTGCTAATACAATTAAAGCAGCTCAATTATTAAATCCATTAACAGCCCCAATGGTAATTATTCCAGAATTAATATTAACACAAAATTTAACTATAGCAAATGCAGGAGAAGCTGTTAAAAAATTAACTAAAGGAATAGGACCAAAAATAAATGCAAATTTAAATGAATTAATTTCTAGTTTAGTTCCTGTTGCAAATATAATAGGACAAGCTTGTAATCAAAATTCTGCAGATATTGGTATAGCTGGTACAGCTGGATTACAATCTGCATTAAATGATTTAGATTATTCAGATTCAATTCCAGGGTATCCAGGTGGTAAATGGATATTGATTTCTGGATCTGGGGAATTAGGTTCTCCAATTGGCATACCGCCTTCGCCTAAATCTCCATATAATGATGGACAAGGAACATGGTTTTGGTCTGGTAAAGGATATAATAATACTAATGGAGTAGGTTGGGGATCTACTGGAAGTAGAAATGATGATTATACAATTGGTACTGAATTTTATACTTCGGATAATGTTTCATCTGACGACATGAAACAATATTTAAGTATAGTTAATAATTTAGTTGATTCACAACAAAGTTTATTAACGTCATTGCAAGAAGCTCCAGCTCAATCATTTAGTGGAGAAACCCCACCTAGTGATGATTTAGGAAAAATTGGTGATTATTATGTTGATACTGTATCTAATCATATATACGGTCCTAAAACAAATACTGGCTGGAATACGCCCGTAAATTATTAATAGTAATATTTATTAAAAAAGAAGAACGAATGGAACAATCAAAATTTATCAAAACTTTAAGAAAAGTTATACAAGAAGAAATACGTTCTGTTATAAAACAAGAATTAACAGAAATATTGCAAGAAGGATTAAAATCTACAATATCTACGATTTCAGAAGAAAAACAAGTTACAAACACAAAACATATGCCTGTTAAAACATCTAAGAATAAAGTTAATTTTAAAGAAACAAAATTTGCAGATATATTAAATGAGACAACAAAATTAACAGATCATAAGAGTGCTAGTGATTATAAAGATTTAATGACAGAAGATATAGTAATGACATCAGC